GCCAAATATCTTTAGTACTAGAAACTGGGTATTTGTAAATTGTTTCTAGTTTATTTGTTTCTGAGATATATTGTACTAGAGTACAAGAGTTATACGGAGTAATGTTACCAGAATCCAGTCTAACGTTTATACTAGACTGAGCATAGTTAGAACCAAGAAGACGGGGTTCTACAATAGGAACAGAACCTTTAAAAGAACTCGTAGAAATTTTCATACTGGCAACCTACTTATCGACTACAGTAATTTTAACAGACTGTTCCATTATGCGGCCACCAACTGTAGTTACTGCATTAGTAAATTCATAAGTAGATCCAACAGATCCACCAGATAGCCACAAAGTAGTGGTGTAGTCGGTATAAGTATTAATACCTTTAGTTATACCATTAGGACTGGACCAAGTAGAACTATTGATCTTATCACCCGGAACTATGCGAGCACGCCAGTTAAGTCTGTAATCAAGAGTTTCTTGAGGATCTTTGTCAGGCCAATTAAGAATCATGTACGTACCTCTGCTAAATTTCAAGTGAGACTAGCGGTCATCTAATCCCACTATCCTTGAACATACGTTAAGCAGTAACAATAGGTTCAACTACCGGAGTATCTTTAGTAGTCTCCACGTTACCTAAAATACAAAGTACCATAGTTACAGCATCTTCAGCTTAGTGATTAGTAAACTTTACTAGCCAGAGCTTGTAAACTCATTTAGTGAGTTTGATATCACGTCTAAAATTTATCTAGATATAGTAATCAACTACAGCAGGAATATCAGTTTGACGTTCTTCTGTTCGTACTACATTAGCTTCTGTAAATAGATTTTCAATGAACAACTCTGTGTCATAACCAGGAACTATTGCTGTACGTTCTGTGTGCATTATCTGCACCTTAATAACCGGCCTAGCCTGCACCTCTCCAGATACTTCGACATAACCAGAAGGTGTTTCTAAATAACCATAAGGAATACGTGTTATGAACTCAGACCAATTAATTTCCCCACCCGTAACCTGTAGTTGGGCATATGATTGTGCAGAATGCCCCGAAGAAATAATTGATCCACCAATCGCTGGAAATAAGTCCATCCATGGATGTGCGTATCCAGATGTGTAAATAGTACCACCAGCAGAGGGAAATAGATAAATAAATGTGGAAGTGTGACCAGATATACTAGCGTATCCACTAGGATTTTCAGTAATCCAGATATTAAACTTAGCATTTATTTTAGCAGAACTAATAGGAGATCTATTAAAACTGCCACCTAAACGTCTAGTGGTAAAAGAAATCATTTTAACTTAGACCTATAGCGAGAGGAATATATATACGATCCCCAATATTTTGAATCACAATAGGAGCATTGGTAAATCTTTCAGCCCAATAAACCTTGCCAGAAGAATTTCCAGTAACATAATATCCAAAAATATTTCCAGGATTTCCTGTAAAAGAAAACATTTTTTCAACCGCAGTAGCTGCTGTGGGTTCTCCAGGAACTATAGTCCAATCAGAAGCAGACACAGTAGCAGGTGCATAACCAAAACCAGATACTTCTGTAAATGAGGAAGAAGTAGAATCCTCTGCAGGCGTATAGTTATTTGTATAAAGATGAAGTATAAGATCTTCAGGTATGTTGACTTTTAGGACAACACCCAATATGATTGCTTCACCTTCGTTAGGCATAACTAAAGACATAGTTGTATTTCCTTATACTATTAAGATACTTTTACTATAGTAAATGAGTACTTGGATGGTGTATACGCTCCAGGCGACGAGTCATGTGCACGAATTATTGTTCCTGCAGGCAAAAACCCGGACCAGCAAGTAGAACTACAGGCAGCGTCGCCAGCAGATCCCGCGAAAGTTCGGACTCCTTATGATGCAGCAGAATCATGGTCCACCTCACTCCGTCAGTTCGAAGATGTTGACGCTGCCAGCGCCGCCATCGCCGCCGGCGCCGAAAGACGACGATATGCCACCGGCGGCGCGAACCGTACCATGGCTCCTGTATCCGCCGGCAGAGGTCACGAAAATAATGCAGCCGCCACCAGCCGCACCGCCGGAGCGCCTAACCCCGTGTGCGTCGGGCTGTCGTCCGCCGCTTGCTCCATCGGCGCTAACAATCGTCGCATTGCCTATATCGATAATCGGTGAAAATAACCCCAAGAGGCCGCCGCCCGCGCCTTCTCCTGGCCCGCACCCGGACCCTGCGCCGACAGGATCGCCAGCTCCACCACCTGCGCCAGCTCCACCGCCGGTGACCGCAGGTCCGCCAGGACCGCCAAAATCTCCAGCGCCAGGAGTATTGTTATACACACCTCCGCCGGAACCTGCCCCACCACAACATGGTCCACCACAACCACCCGCGCCAGTCCAGCAAGAGGTGGGGCAACCACTGCCTCCACCGCCGGTCTGCATTGGCCCAGCGGGATTTCCACCATGTCCGTAAGTCGCATATTGATTACTGACGCTTTGCGTGGGTGCGCCACCCTCCGCACCACGCCCCTTGACGACGTAGGCCCTAAGCTTATCCGTCGCGAGATACCTAGAATACCAAGCGGGCAGCAGCATGTCCGGGGAAACGTTTCCGAAATTCCCGGCCTTTCCCAGCTTGTCCATATGCAGGTGCGCGCCATTTCTGGCAGCCACTCGATCGCGGACGAATCCAAACAGCCCTTTGCAATTGGCGGAGGAGGACAGAGTTGCCGCCGCGCCAACGAGCACGAGATTGCGGCACATGAACGCCGCCGCACCGGTGGTCTCGTCAGCGGCCACGGTGGCCGCGCCGGTAATGACGATGCAACGCGGCATCGGGATAAAGCCGTCAAGTAGATAATGCTGTGGCTGTAGCACCACACCATTCTGCATGATGTTGCCGGAGTACGTGCCATCGCCAAAGGGGGACAGACGGTCGCCACAGGTGGAGAATGGCGAGTCGAACCGCAGGGCTGTGGGCCTTCGCAGGCCGGTCCGCAAGGGCAGGCTACGCCCCAGCATAGGTGCCCCACCGCGCCTGCACGTTCACGGTCTTACCGGAGGTCGGCAGGGCCAAAAGCGCGGCTTGCAGCTTCCAACCCTTAGGTAGCTCCAAAAACTCATTATCCGCTGCGTCATGTCCGATAAGCCCTGAGAGCCTGTCAGACGCGAGAAGATCAGTGCAAGCGGGTGTGTTGTCGGCGAGCGCCACAGAGCACTGTCCGTAGCAGGCGGCGCGGGCGGTCATGCTAGCACTGCCTAGTGTCATAACAGTATCCGTAAGAGCAGTGATAGCCTGAGTCCCAAGCAGGTTGTTGGCAGTATCAGGAGCATTCTGAATAACTGGAGTGTCACCAACCTTAAAGCCGTCAGCCAGCCAGGAACCAGCCGAACGGGTAATCGTAGTAGCAGCCCAGGCAAAAGTAACACTTGTATTTGTAACTGTGTTCTTCACAGGGCGATTAAGAGTGACGACGCCAATGGGATACGAATTGGTACCATCAGACACAGTAAGACGAACCGTAGCCTGAGCCACATCGTCAACACTCGCAATAAGCGAATCGATACGAATAGGGCCGTTAGCATCAACAGTAGTAATATCCGCGGCCGTAGTACCAGTAGAACTGTTAAACTGAGTAAGTTTACCAGCAATGTCTCCACAAAAAATAGGATCTTTGTAAGTAGTAGCCATTAAAGTTTATTCTCCGTATACATAAATTTAAATTTAAAGAGAGCCGCAATAACCCGCTAGAAACAAAGAAGACGCTTTAGAAGAAACAGATGAAGGAAGTTTACCATTTGCGTCTAGTTGTACAACATTGTTAGCGGAAGTTCCGACATTTTGTGTAGATGCAGTGCCAAGACCCATAGTAACACGCTGATCTGCTGCAGTAACGTCATCTAAAAGAGATCTAGCAGCCGCTGTAACCGTCATCTCAGACAGAACGCCTGCATCCGTAGCATAAGGAACCTTATCAACCCCAGTATACTTAGTAGATACAGCAGTAAGTACATCAGATTTTGGCTGCGTATCAGAAGTCTGAGCATACCCAGCCATAGTGCCAGCGGTAAATCTGTTTTCAATTACTGCACCGATACTGAACGATCTAGCTGTTGTACCTTCCTGAGCACGCGTCACAGTAAAAACATCTCCAGTACGCGCTGTGCATTTAACAATCTCAAAATTTCCGACGCTGTCTTCTATGGTAGAAAGGAAGTAAGATCCTTCGACAACGATAGGAAACTTAGCGCCGTCTCCGGCAGAAACAGTAACAGAAGTATCTGTATCGGATAGTGCTACAGCTAGTGTAGAAGAAGCATTATTAGAAAAAAGCAAACCCATATATAGTTACCTCTAGTTATTGCCAGAATTGGCGAGGCTGCACTGTCTTAGACTGCCTAGAGAAGGACTTCATTGTCTTAGACTTAGCACGGCTAATGCCATCTCTAAATTTAGATTTATGATAAGCTACTGTAGTTGTGTCTGTCCACACATGCCCAGGCATTGCATGAAGACGCATCAGCGCTCCATGCGCCAGAGTCTCAACCCAGTTCTGAAACATCCAATCCGGAAGACTGTCAGAAGTTAGATCCATCTTAAGTGCAACTTCTACAGACAGAGCACCAGTAGCAGTCTCTGACGGAGTGGGAACCAATTGAAGTGCAGCATTATTATCTGCAAAATACATCAACGGAGTATTAGCAGAAGACACACGCCACCCAGAACATGTCTGATCCAGATCCTCAATGTTCGTAGGACTAAGTATGTTGTTGTTCATAGCCACGTACACAGGGGCAACTAGAACAGTGCCTACGGGCACAGTTGCTGTATATGTAGATTGACCTTCAACGATATCTATAGGAGCAACAGCAACACGCCAAATAAGTGTCTTTTCACAGAACTCATTTATAGCGTGCCGCAGAGCATTCTTAACTATGGCTGTAGGACAACCCTGAACAGAAGGCATGACGTACGGAAATATATCTTGAATAGTAGCCATTACTGTTGAGCCCCCTGAACGTTTATGTTAACTGTATCTCCAGGTTGGGGCATGTTAACAGTAGAAGCTTTATATTCGAGACCAAGCTGATTGTAAAAGTCGGACTTATATGATTCGCTGATGGTCTTATCCATCTTGGATGCGGCATCAGTACTGTACAACAAATAAAGCATATATGAACAAATAGCACCCATAAATACATCATCGCAAGGAATAGACTGAGTTAAAGCGCTATCCCAAGTAAGAGTAGAATACGGAGGAAAAGCAAAGCTGTACATCAACTCTACAAAAATAGGTACATCAGAACCAGGAGCCGGGGAAACCCAGTAAATCTTAGCATTCTTCTTTTCATAAGAAAACTCAGTTATCTCTGTGGGTTGAGGAGCAGTAGGATCTGTGACATGCCAGTCAGAAAAATAATCCATGTCCTTTCTGTTAACCTGCCACACCGGCCGACCTTGTGTAACACTATCCTGTCCCATGTTACGAAATATGTCAATCAACGAAATACAATCTTCTGGAAGTCTCTGCTGTGTACCTGGATCCAACTGCACGATTACATTCTTTAGATGTGCATCTGGACGAGACATAACGAGTTGCATTAGAGCATCATCTAGAAATTTAAGATACATTGTTTTAGTTGTGCGATCAAAATCAACATCGTTGTACAGTGTTGAGACTCGATCCAAAACATCTTTAACAGTCATATTTTAGCACCCTGCTATTTAGGAATTAGTCCCAAATCTTTAAGATCTTTAACAGTCACAACCCTGTCATCTTCAGCAAACTCACCTGCCATGCGTTTAAACACAAGTTGAACTTGTCCAAAGAAACGATCCATCTCAGCACTAGACGAATGTGGTCTAATCTGAAAATCGAGGTAGGTGAGTTTACTGAATGTCATGCGTTACTCCGCTTCGACGTAACCTAGGAACGTGTATGGCACAACGTGCACGTCACGTTCATTGTACAAAGCCTTGCCGTTCTCAAGATCCACACCCTTATATTCGTTAGCAGTCATGACAGCATCATCACAACAACTACGAACAACGGGCTCAGGAAGAGAAACCTCTTTTTCATAAGGAACCTGATACGCCGTGCCATTAAGAGAAAGAAACACATAGGCATTCTCCTCTTCACGGCCAGTGCGGTGGAAAATAACACGCATCTTACGATACGAGCTGAGCGGTTTCGATTCGTCTTCCCACTTAACAATTCTCTGGATAGCGACCTTACGCATGATACGACTATTCTCATCCAGGGGTACATCTAGGCCCCGGATAAAAAGCTGGTTAGCAAGTTGCTCATCCTTGAGAAGGTTGAACTTTTCCTTCGTGTACTCAACGTTCTCTTCGGCAGCCTGCTCAAGTTCAGCAGTAGTCTCCATAACCTTCAAGTCTTCGTCTTTATTAGCCATTTACTTAACTCCAGATATTTTAAAGTTGTGTGAGGAGCCCTGATAAACAAGGCTCCTCGCTGCAACTACAGCTAAAACAATTACTACAGGACAGAAGCCGCGACTTCAGCACGAACCATGAACGCATTGTTCAGGATCACGCAAGTCTGCATGGCCTTCCAACCCACGTAACCACGCTGACCCAGAGGATCGGACTTGGAAGCCTGACCCGGATTCAGTACAGTCGGGACGATGGAAGTCTTGCCCTTCAGCGGGACGATGCCATAAGCATCCTTAGCGAAGAACAGGACCGGGTACACATCAGCCTTGGAACCGGACGTGGAGAGAACGTGACCACCAGCAGTACCACCGGCGTTGGTCCAGGGAGACACAACAGTGGACACGATGTAGCGGACACTCTCAGCGGAACCAATCTCACCCTCGAAAGGAGTCGTGGTGCCATAGTCCTTGGCATCCTGGAACTTGGGCATGTTGCGCAGATCAGCTTCACAGTCCGGATGCATGATGGCAACAAACGCAGGCGAGATGGCCTGGGTACCGTAAGAAGGAGACGACTTGACCGCAGAAGTGATAGGACGCGCGTTCTGATTCTTCAGAGCACGAACGACCTTGCGCTGCAGATTAAGAGAGATGGGCGTATTAACGTCCGTACGCAGAGCGCCATTGGCATAGTAAACATTGGTACCAGCCTTCAGAACATCAAAGCGCATCTTCTCCAGCATCTGGGCAGCCTGCTCACCGAGAACCTCAACAGCCTGCTTAAGAACATTATCCTCGTTGGTGTCAGCCACCACGTCGGTGATAATGATCAGATCGCCGTACTGCTTCATGGTCGCAGTAACGTCGGTCACAGCAAGCTGCTTACCGGCGGGAGTCACACCCTCAGTAAGCTCATTCTGGGTCGCATCTAGGGCCTCAAAGCGGCGGAACTTAGCAATCTTGGTGGAGTTGGTCGGCAGCACGTAGCTCTGCCCAAACTTCTCGAACACCAGAAGCGGAGTAGCCCGCATGAGGAGTTCCGCCATAGCAAACGCAGCACGGCGGTTGCTAATGTCGGAAGTAGTATTCATGATATCAGCCATTGTAAAACTCCTAAACCTCAGCCAACGCTATTTGATACCAAACTGCTTCACTGCTTCATCCCAAGCAGAATCAAAGTCATCCTTGTTAGGAGTGCCATTGGTAGTATTAGGATCCGCAGACTTGCCAGGCTTCACAGCCAGACCAGAACGCAAAGCCGCAGCCACTTCGGGAGAAACAGCATTCGTGTTGTTCGTATTATCAGTTGGCTTGACAGTAGTTTGTGTTTGATTTTTGTTTATCGAACTCTTATACTGATCAAGCAGGGACACAACCTCATCGGCTGTTCCCAATTTGATCACATGAACTGCGCCAGCCTGAGCATACGAAGGCAGAGACTGCACCCATTTGCTAAACGGTTCAGATTGCCTAATTTCTAGGGCATCTGGATGCTTAGACAAAATACGATGCATATGAGAATCCATCTGAGTCTGAGACAGATTGGAGATAACAGGCTCCATGCGGTGAGAAATCTCTTGCCCCACGAGCTTCTTAGCTTCAACCACTTCATTTTTGATGTACTCTTCAACTGCTTCGGCAATGTCAGGAAAATCTTCACGCAGTTGCTTAAACTTGCCCAAGCGTTCTTCAGCCTGTTGAGCTGCAGCCTGCTGGTTGGGGTTAACTTTTGCAAGAACCTCCAAATACTGCTGCTGCCGACGATCCTCTTCCTCGCGTCTGCGAGCAAGTTCTGTCTGCATACGGCCTTCAAACGACTTGAACTTCTGTTCCCACTTTGTAGCTTCATTTTTCCAATCAACATCCTGGCCAGGGGCACTATCTGTGCTATCCTGGACCTCGGTGTCATCGGAAGCCTGAGTATCCGTGGTTTCTGTGTTTGTATCAGTGCTAGCGTCAGCGCTTTGTTCCGTATCTCCAGTTTCAGTAGTAGCAGAACTTTCAGTGGGCTCGTCATCCGAGTGTCCATTGTCTGCCATCAACTGATCG